TTACACCAAACTCAAACTATAACGAACTATACGAAGGAGAACAATAATGGCAGTAGAAGCTCTAATGAATAATCCACAAGGTGCTATGCCTATGGAACAAGGAGCACCTATGCAAGCTCCTATGCAAGGTGGAGCACAACCTCAACCTCTAAATATTAATCCACAAGAATTTCAAAATGCAGTGCAAAGTTTAAGTCCTGCAGCAATGCAAGCATTAGATATGCATTTAACTCCTTCTGTTAAACAAGCTTTAGGAGAACTATTAGGACCTGCAGTAGTAGAAGTTGTTGAAGATATAGGACCAACTGAACCTACAGTAAGTTTACCTGTTTCTGTTATAGCATCTGCATATCCAGCAGATGATATAAAACAGTCTATTCAAATGATGGAACAAGACTTTAGGTCAAAAGCACAAGCAGATATTCCTGATTCACCACAAGGTGGATTAGGCGGAGCACCAGAAGGTGCACCACAAACTAACGTGCCACCTATGCCAATGGCATAGCACACGAGGGCTACCCTTCCCATAAGGCACCCAACTCAACTAAGGAGGACAATATGGTTGACGAAACACAAGATGTAGTAGAAACTACAGAAGAACAAGTAGTAGAAGCTACACCTGAAGAGGAACAAGTAGAAGAAATACTTGATCCAACACCTTATCGAAACAAGTACAGAAGAGATCTCGATGATAAGGATACTGATACAGCTACCGAACAACAGGACACCCAAGAAGAAGAAAAAGAGGCTACTCCTGAAGAACGCCCTGTAACAGCCGAGGAAAAGGCATTTAAGAAACGTTACGATGATCTTAAACGCCATTACGACAAGACTTTGAGTAAACATAAAAATGAAGTAACTAATTTAAAAACTCAACTTGAACAAAGCACTAATCAGATGCTACCACCTACTGATCCAAATGATTTAGCAGAGTGGAGAAAGAAATATCCAGATGTCTATGATATTATAGAAACTATATCTCTTACTAAAGCAGATGAGCGTGCAAAAAAACTAGAAGAGAAATATCAGTTTTTACAAGAGCAACAAACACAAATTGCAAAAGAAAAAGCTGAGGTTGAACTTTTAAAAAGACATCCTGACTTTCAGGAGATTCGTGCTACTGATCAATTTCATGAGTGGGCACAGAAACAAGATCCTACAATTCAAGGATGGCTGTATGAAAATACAGACAATGCTGATCTAGCTGCAAGAGCTATAGATCTTTATAAGATGGACGCAGGTATTACTTCTAAACAAGAGAAACCTAAAGCCAAAGACATAAAGAAGGAAGCCGCAAAAGCAGTTACATCAACTAAAAAGGGCAATCAAATAAATGTTACTGAAAAGAAAATTTGGACTGTTGATGAAATATCTAAGTTAAAACCTTATGAATTTGATAAACACGAAAAAGATATAATGGCAGCTCGAAGAGAAGGTCGTATAAAGCGAAACTAAAAACTTAACTTAACGCTATAAAGGAGAATAATTATGGCAGTATCAAGAGCAACAGGTTATACTAACCTGCCTAATGATAACTTCATACCTGAAATTTATAGCCAGAAGGTTCAAAAGTTTTTCAGAACTGCTTCGGTTGTTGAAGATATTACAAACACCGACTACGCTGGAGAAATTGAAAATTTTGGTGACACGGTAAGAATTATCAAAGAACCCGTAGTTACTGTAGCTAGTTATACTCGTGGCTCAACTATCAATACACAAGAGCTTGCAGACGATCAAATTACTTTGGTTGTTGACCAAGCAAATGCTTTTGCATTTAAAGTGGATGATATTGAAGAAAGACATTCTCATATCAATTTTGAGTCTGTTGCATCATCATCTGGTGCATACGCTCTCAAAAATGCATATGATCAGAATATCATAGCTGCGATGTTTTCTGGTGCAGGAACTACAGTTGGATCTGATGGATCTGGACAAGACGTAGGTACTTACGCAGAAGGAACTACACTTGGAACACCTGAGATCGATCCAATTAACGTAATCGCAAACCACGCTAAAAGACTGGACTCTGCTGATGTTCCAATAGATGGAAGATGGTTTCTTGCAAGCCCTGACTTCTATGAAGAACTAGGTAAAGCAAACAGTAAGTTAATGGCTGATACAACTGGTGCAGCTGGACCACTAAGAAACGGTCAAGTATACAATGGAAAAATCCATAACTTCACTATGTATCAAACTAATAACTTTGCTGCGTCAAGCACATCTAACTACTTCAAAGTGCTTTCTGGACACATGTCTTCTACTGCAACTGCAAACCATATCGCAAAAATGGAAGTTGTAAGAGACACAGAATCATTTGCTGATGTTGTTAGAGGCTTACACGTCTTTGGCAGAAAAGTTCTAAGATCAGACGCTTTGATCGCAGAACATATTAAAATAGACTAAGGAGAATAATTATGGCTACATATAATGTGACAGGACCTGGCGGAACAGCTGGGCACCCATCAAAATTGAGTGCTGGAATTAGGACTCCTTATTTGGTGGAAAATACAATCGATGTC